CTTGACTGTCCGCATCGTCACGAAGGCTTCAGTCTCCTGGTCAGTGAGGCGTCAGCGTCGGGAAGTCCTGATATGCTGTTGGTGTCCGTCAGCACTCCTTCGTGACTCGGTATGCACAGCTGTCGATTTTGCACTGGCTGTTTCATCATTTATCAGCCTGACGGATGGAACAAAAGCGCACGCACATTATGTTTCAACTCAAGTTTACGACCAATCACAAAACGCCCTACTTTACAGACGCGACGTTTGTTACAAGTTTGAATATACCTTGATAAATAAAACTAATGCACCGGTGATGCTGTTCGGAGATCTTATTAATAATGGGGATACATCGTTCGTGTGACGTACGTGAATGCAAGCTAACTGTCGCTAGCTAGATCCATGGAACTGACCGTTAAGAGACCCTGCAACAAAGGATGCATCGTATCTTCCGAATTCAGAATCATATTTGAACAAAGATCACATATGCCTGCTCCCGTTTCGCCGGGACCCCCATATCGGTATCCACCGCTAATTCTCTGGCAGCATTTCCAACAGGATAGCATAAGAAAATGGTTCCGGAGAAAACGGCGACCATGAACCACCCCAAGTGCTTAGAAGTCCTTAATATCAGCGTTCCGCAAATTAGTTTCTGGTCTGATAATTTAGAGTTCATATTCGTAAACGTTACCAGAACGGGATAGGACAGAGGCGGGCGGCCGAGAGATTGGATCGAGTCGATTTGGCAAGATAGTCGGCGATTCGTACGAGAGCATTCAGACTGAATTATGCCACGGCGATCGTACTGCTCATCTTTCGTACGGACCTACGCGACATTAAAGCACACTTGGTTGCGCGAGCGTCCAAGGGGAATTCCATGAACTTCCACGGATCGATTCAACAATGAACACCGGTGGCAGATAACGCAGCCCGTAGCCGGCACGTCTAAGCTGAGTTCCTTCAATGGCTGCTGCGCAGGCGCCGCAGCATTATTCGGATCCGAGCCTGCTGGGCGATCAACGTGACATCGTCCATACGTTGGCGATCACCATTGATTGCAACCTGCCGTTTCACCCATGGGCGCGGTTCCGATCAGCCAGGGCGGCTGTGGAGATGCACTTCTTGGTGCCAGAGCGTTTTTGGAGGTTGCATAACCAATTTGTACTAAATCAAGTTCGTATACTGTTCGGTATCTCGACCATACCTCAGTTTTGCGTGACAAACCACCTTTGGTTAGAACCGCACATCGCACTAATGGCCTGGTCAATGTTACTATTCGACAGATTTCGGGCAGAAAAGTACAAATTGAGAAGCAAGCCGCCTCACTCTGTCACTTTTGACATGCGCCTTCACCCAACGTGACAAGACAACGGTCACCAACTCATCTATCATCACAATTACTGAGGGTCTATACTAAATGCCAGTCATTCAAGCTGGGGCGGTGAACAACGCGGCGCTAATAGTACCTGATCTGTATGTGGAAATTGTACCACCTCAAAATCTGATACTAAATGGCGTGCCCACAAACGTCCTCGGGATAGTTGGTACGAGCACATGGGGGCCTGTCGGAACACCGGTGCTTATAGGAGCCATGTCTGACTATTACGCCAATTTTGGATCTGTCATGCCTCGTAGGTATGACATGGGTACGCATTTGGCCACAGCCGTACAGCAAGGAGCGCAGAACTTTCGATGTGTCCGCGTCTCCGACGGAACCGACACCTTTGCTTCAGCGAACGTTCCAGGCACCGGCTTAACAATCACCGCTCTCTATACCGGTTCTTGGGGCAATAGCGTGATGGTGACCATCCAACCCGGTTCGCTACAGTCGAGTTGGACTCTGATCGCTAAGCTGCCTGGCATTCAACCCGAAGTCTTTAACAACATCACCGGAAGCACTGGGGCCTTTTGGTTGTCACTCGCCGCTGCGGTCAACACCGGTGCAGGTGTCCAACGATCGGCGTCACGCCTCATTACCATCCAGCCAAACGGAAATACGAGCACCCCAACGAACTTCTCGGTAACGCTTGGTACTGCGACCGTTGGATCGGACGGCGCCGCTGGTGTGACACCGAGCCAGCTTGTTGGTCAGGATGATAGCTCCCGGACGGGCATGTATGCTCTCAGAGGGCAGGGTTGCGGACTGGTGTTACTTGCCGACGCCGATGATCCCGAGACCTGGTCCGATCAGGCCGAATTTGGCCTCGACGAGGGAGCATATATGATCGCTACGGGGCCAGCTGGAGATACGATTTCGAATGCGGTAGCAATCAAGCAATCCGTCGGTCTGGATTTCTATTCGACCAAGCTGATGTTCGGTGACTGGCTGTGGTGGTCAGACCAAACGAACGGCCTAATTCGCCTTGTGTCTCCGCAGGGATTTACCGCTGGCCGCCTCGCGAACCTGTCACCTGAACAATCAAGTCTGAATAAGCAACTCTTTGGAGTTATTGGTAGTCAGACTTCAGGACAACCGCAGTCCGGAGAGGCACTAACGTATTCTTCGGCTGACCTGGCTACCCTCTTTAGCGCTGGAATCGACGTAATCTCAAATCCTCAACCAGCTGGATCATTTTGGGGGGTCCGAGGTGGTATAAATTCCTCATCGAATGTCACGATGAACGGGGATAATTATGCCAGACTCACAAATTTTATCTCACAGACTTTATCAGCCGGCATGGGTCAATATGTCGGTCAGGTTATAACAACGAGCTTGTTCCAGAATATTCGCGGTACGTTGTTATCATTTCTACAAAATATGTTGGCTCAGGGATTGCTTGGTTCGACGAATGGAACACTTCCATACAGCGTGATATGCGATATCTCGAATAATCCGCTAAGCATGACCGGTCTCGGATACGTGCAGGCAAATGTTCAGATCCAGTACCAGTCGATTAATGAGATATTCATTATAAGTCTAGAGGGAGGACAAACTGTCCAGGTAGCGATGCAGACATTGCCAACCGGTCAACCGGGTCAATAGGAGTACAATAATGGCGATTTCAGTCTTCTCAATAGGGCGGGATACTCAGTTGGTTATAATTGTACCTTCTGGGCAAATAACCCTGAACCATGTTACAGGGTTTGACAGCCATCAGGTTACTCAATCGGTTCGCATAAATCGATTAGATGGAAATCAATTAGGACTGGAATTACCAAAGGGGTGGGAAGGAAGCTTTGAACTTGAGCGCGGTGACTCTACCGTGGAGGACTTCATCGCCACCACGGAACAGAATTATTTCAACGGTACCGTAAATACAGTAAGTTCAATGTATCAGTATGTCTCCGAAATAGACGGTTCCACGTCAACCTATCAATACAACTCCGTTGTCTTTCATCTCTCAAATGCCGGCCAATGGCGAGGGGACGCGGCGGTTAAGCAAAAACTTGAATTCTTCGCCTCGCGAAGGATGCGCATGTGACGACGCCAACGGGTTTGATCCTTGCGAATGCCTATAAAACAATTCAGGTGCGTGATTGCATGGGTCGGAACCTCACGGTTCGACACATCAACGCTATCGATCGTCTGCGGCTACTGAAGGCGGCCGGGCCGGATTTGTCCCAAAATGATGCGTGGCTAAATATGGCAGCCTTGACACTTTCGCTTGTGGACATCGACGGAATCCCCCGTCCAGCCCCAGTAAATGAACGTCAGATTGAGGCTCTTGTTACCGAGCTTGGTGACGAAGGCCTTCGGGCGGTCGCAGAGGCATTAAGTGCAAATGACGAATCACAAGTGTTGTTCGATGGACCACCGGAGGGAAACGCCGTGGGCACGTCGGTCTGATGGAGTGCCTTTATCTCCTTCGGAACGGCGTGCCATTCGATATCGCGTTCTCGATGTCTGATCTCGACAGATGTCATTTTTCTTACGCCCTACGGCAGCTAGATCGGACTTCTTAGACCGCTCGCCCGCCAATCGGGATCTCAAGATGTTTGAGGCTCGTTATCGGAATTTGCGTCGAGACTGCAAGTTTTTGTCAACCCAGGGCGTGTCGTCAATTAGAGCATCCTGAAGTTGGTTATATCCCCGGTCGTGTGTAGCAGCGGTGGATAACTGGCCCGCCGTAACGACCGCCAGGAGCTGGCGTAGGCGGGACAGCTTTCCACCGCTGCTACACCACGACCGGGGACACAACCACACGCAACCGGAGCATCTTACTGAGTGTTGTACAAAAGTTTGAAAGTCGCTCAGTTCCGATAACCGAAGCCAAATATATTATTGCATCGGATGCAATTGTATCCACTCAGGGATGAC